GTGCCGATCTTCACAGCTTCTCGACCTCAGCAGCGGCGATCGCCGCGTCGAGCGACTTCGCCCGCGGGTCGCGCGCGAAACGCTTGGCCCCGGCGAAGAAGGCGTCCCAACCAGCCACGTCGTGCGCGCCGAGCGTGCCCGAACCGGCGCGCCGGGCTCCGGGCTTTGCCTCAGCCGCGGCGGGGTCATCCCAGAACGTCGGCAGCAGGTAGTCGAGCGGGTCGAAGACGCCGTGCTTCTTCGTATCGGCGTGGATGTTCATCGTCAGAGCCATCGTCCGGGCCAGGCGCAGCTCCGCCCCGCGGTCGCCGAGCGGCTCCAGCTCGTCGTACTCGCGCCACTCGCGGAGCTGGTCCCAGTCGATCTCTTCGAGCATCGCGTCAACGTCCAGCCTCCCCATCTGCCGCGCCAGCCGGAACGCGAACCGCCGCAGCGGCCGGCGGCTCAGGCGTTTCCCGCCGGCCCAGCCTTCCCGCCACCGGAGAACCGCTTCTGGATCGCGTCCATGATCGCGCCGATGATCGCGAAGTCGACCTCCATCATCTCGTCGACCGTGGCGAACGACTCGCCGTCCTCGTCGCACAGCGTCTGCGCCAGCACCTCGACCAGCTTGCGCATGACATCGGCCTGGCTCGCGCTCTCGTTGAACTCGACCAGTTCCAGCGCCATGCGCGCTGGCTGCGGCTTCATGAACAGCTCGATCGCCTCGCCGTCGACGTCGAAACCCTCCAGCGTGATCTGCGTCACCTTCGACGCGCGCTGGAGGTCCGCCACGCGCCACCGGCGCACGTTCTTCTCCTTCGCCTTGCCGGACTGCCTCTTGGACGCCGCTGCCGCCTCGCTCATCTCTGGTCTCCGTTTCTCTGGTTAGCAGTTGCTCGCTCGGTTCCGCTCGTTGGTCTCGCTCATCCCGCTGCGACCGACGCGCTCATCAGCTGAAGAGCACGCCGTCGATGTACATGGGGCCGCTCAGCCGGATGGCGAAGGGTGCCTGCGCGAGGCCCTCGCGAACCGGATACGTCACCGGGCCGAAGAGCTGGACTTCCCCCGATCCGATCCACTCGTGGACGCCCGCCGAGCCGCCGGGGCCGAGGATCTGGAATCCGCGGACTATGGCGTTCAGCAGCGCGTACTGGAGACCGGTCAGGTGGTCCAGAGTGGCGTCGCCGTTGACGTAGTTGACCGTGCCCGACAGGAGGCCGCGACGGATGACCGGGGCGATGACCCAGTAGTCGATGCCGTCCTGGTGGGTGGTCGACTCCGTCTCCGCGCGCGACATCTCCGGACGCTGGATGTCCTGCATCTCGCCGATGACGGTGAACGTCCCCTGGGCGCCGGATGGGTTCAGCTCCATCGCGACTGAGGCGCCGTGGCCGGGGATGGCGTTGCTAGGCATAGATTGCCTATCCTCTCTTTCTGCGACGCCTTGTCACGTCGCGATCGTGGCGTTGGTGATGGCCTTGAGCGCTCGCCACGCCGCCAGCGCTCGGGCCTCGGCTGCCGCGTAGGTCGCCGCGCGCACGACGACCCACGCTGACAGCCGCTCGTAAGCTGCTCCGTTCTGGTAGAGGTCGGTTGGCCCACCGCCCGTGGCGACGACCGTGATGAAGGGTCCAGCGCCGTCCTGGACGACCGCGTGCGAGCCGACCCAGCAGTCCGTGCCGAACGTGGCCAGGCCGGCCGTCTCCAGGAGTTTGACCAACGCGCGTGGCCAGTTGTCGGCCGGAGCGGCGGCGAACGCCTCGAAGTTCATCGAGAGCACCGGGCGGTCGCGATCGTCCGCGCCGAGCAGGTCGGCCGGACGGTCGACGTCGCGGATCCAGAGGTAGCGCGTGCTCACGCGCCACCGCCTCCGCTGCGGTTGATCCACGCGGCGATGCGCGCCTCGATCCGCCCGGTCATGCCGGCCATCGCCGCGCGCAGCGGGCGCTCCAGGTACTTCGGCCCGCGCTGGCCCTTGCCGAGCGACCACGGTTTGCGCCTGCGCACCGAGAGGATCTCGCCGACCGCCTTGCCTCTCCACGAGCGCGGCGACAGCTCCGACGGGAACTCGTGGATCGCCCCGGCGTAGGGCGCTGCCGGCCCGCCGAAGAACAGCTCGACCGTGATGTCGAGCCCGTCGAAGCGCGGCAGCTCGACGGTGCCAGTTCCGGCCAGGACGCTCTCGTCGCGCGGGACGTAGTTGCCCTTCGCGTCGCGCATGATCGCGCTCGCCTCCAGGAACAGCGCGGCGGCGGCGTGGCGCGGCACGTCGCGGCCGAGCTTGTTGAGACGGCGCACCAGGGCGTCGGCGCCCTTGAGCTTGAACTCAATCGGGCTCGTCGCCATGTCAGAACTCGCCTCTGTCCACCGCGGCGCCGGCCCCGGAATCGACCCTCGCTGCCAGCTCGCGCAGGCGCGCGGCCACGCGCGGCTCCTCCTCGCCGGCCATCTCGCGCAGCTGGTCGGCGATGGCGAGCGCGACCGCCCACAGCGCGCCTGGGCAGTCCGCCAGAGAGAGGCGCAGCTCAGCCGACGGCACCGGCCGCCTCCTCTGCCGGGACGCCGGCGACGACGGCCTCCAGCTCCTCGACGACGGCCGCCCCGATGCTGGCCCAGGAGAACGCCTCGTCGGCCACGAGGCGCAGGCCGCGCTCGCAATGGACCTTGCGGTGACCCTCGCCGCGGCGCAGGTCGCTCAGGGCCTTGACCGTGGCGGCTCGATCGGGGATCGCTCCGACCGTGTGGGCGATGGCCAGCGGGCTCGACGCTAGGCGCACCCGGCAGGGCACGCGCACAGCGGCGTCTCGCGTCCAGCCGTGTGGACCGGTGGCTGCGAAGTCCGGGACGACAACGGGTGTGCCGCAGGCCATCGCTTCCATCGCCGGCAGGTTCCAGCCCTCGGCCTGGCTCGTCGAGAGCAGGCAGTCGAACGACTGGTAGAACAGCGCCATGCCCTCGTCGCTCACGCCGCGCGCGGCGTCCTGCTCGGTCAGGAGCACTCGGCCGTACTCGTGCAGGCCGTAGTAGCGCACCAGGGCGCGGAGGTTGAACGCCGTCTCCCCGGTCGGCGCGACCACCATGTGGAGCCAGGCGCCCTCGCCACCGGAGCCTGGCTTGATCCACTCGGCGAAGTACTCCAGGGCGAGGTCCAGGCGCTTGCGGTACTGGTTCCGCCCGACGACCCCGACGACCCACTCGCCGGCGCGGCAGACCTCTGGAGAGTGACCGAGCAGGACTCTGGCCTCCGTCCTGTCGCGCGGCACGAACCGCTCACGGTCGAAGCCGAGCGGCACGACGGAGAGCGTCCCGGCGTAGCCGCCGCGCTCCAGCTCGCGCGCGGCGAACTCGGTCCAGACCATAACGTGGTCGAGCCCGGCGAGGTGCCCGCCGATCTGGTTCTCGGCGTCCACGGCGAGCCAGCCGACCATCTTCGGCCGCGCGATTGAGGACGGCAGCAGCTCGTCGAGCGTCTGGACGTAGTCGGGGACGTTCCACGGGTCGTTGAGCAGGAGCACTGCGTCCGGCCGCAGCCGCGCGACCAGGTGCGGCAGGCGACCGATGCCCAGCGCGTCGGCGCCCTCGTTGAAGTAGCGCGGCGAGTAGATCGGATAGGGGTGCGGGTGCGGGTCGCCCTGGAAGTTGATCCCCAGGACTGCCACCTCGTGCCCGACGGCGTGCAGAGCGTCTGCCGCTGCGTGGGTGCAGCGCGCGAAGCCCGTGGGCACGGCGGCGTCGCCGACGATCAGGACGCGCATCTTCCCGCCGCGCGCCTCAGAGGTCGCCGCCGGCCGGGCCTCGGCCGTCCCGGCACCGCGCAGCGCCACCAGCGCCACCGACGTCGTCAGCCAGCTGCCGACGCGGCAGCGCAGGTGCGGCTCATCGCGGTAAGGCGGAGCGTCGACGCTCCGGTCGGCCTGCGTGTCGCCGAGCGCCAGGTCGATCGGCATCAGCTCGTCGCCCTGGGCGCGCAGGCGGCGGGCCAGCTCCTCGAAGTCCTCGGCGCGGAACAGGACGATGTCCGCCTTGTTGCAGGTCGGACCGCCGCGCTTCGCAGCGTAGTTGTACTCGGTCGTGTGGACGGCGACACCGCCGGGCTTGAGACAACGCATCGCGCGGCAGAAGAACTCCAGCCCGGCCTCGATTGAGCCGAGGTGCTCGAAGCTCCCGGCCGACCAGGTGAAGTCAGCCTCGCCGCGCAGCAGGTCGTCCGGGATCGCGCGCATGTCGACCTGGCGGAACTCGATCGCGTCGAACTGCTCGCGCGAGCAGATTTCGTTGAACCGCAGGCCGTCGCGGCCTTCGGCGTGCTGCCCGGACGTCGTCCAGCGGTCCTCGGCGTCGCTCGGAAGGTCCGTGGCGACCACGCTGGCACCGCGCCCGGCCAGCCATGCCGGCAGCGGCTCGTGGCCGACTCCAAAGCCCACGGCAACGGCGCCCGGCCGACCGACGCGCTCCTCGAACGCCTGGGCGATCAGCGCGAACTCCCAGAGCTTGCGGTGGACCTTGAACGGCTCGCGCATCTCGGCGGCCCGCGCGCGCAGCCACGCCGCCTCGAAGTCGCGCGCCCGCACGACGCTCGACGCGGCGCTCACCGGCAGCGGCGCGGCAGCCAGCAGCGGCGCGCTCACGGCGCCACCGCCTGCTCGGCGCCGAGCTGCGCCTGGAGGTACGACCACTCGCGCCCAGGCCAGCTCGGGCAGGTGTGCGTCGCCGGGCGCGGGGCGACGACCGACTCGCGGCCGATGTGCTCGGCGAAAGACGGGGCGGAGGCGAGGAAGAACTCCGCGCCCTTCTCCAGCGCCCAGATCTGCATGATCAGGTCCCAGCAGGAGCCGCCTGGGTTCATCCGGTACGGGTCGGCGCGGAGGAACGCCGCGAGGTCCGCCGCGTCCTCCGAGCGGACGGCGAACGCCTGCGTACCGTAGAACGCGCCCTTGATCGGGTAGTCCCACGACGCGTCGCCCGCCGCGACCGCGTCCTTGACCTGCAAATACGGGCAGGCGAAGGCGTAGACCAGGCGGTCGGGCGCGGCGTGGTCGTCGAGCCACGCGCCGACGGAGTCGAAGAAGTCGGCGCAGACATCAACGTCGTCCTCCAAAAACAGACACCAGGGAGCCTTGCTCGCGGCGATCCCGAGCGCCCAAGCGACGTTCTCGTTCGCCGTGATGCGAATGCCGCTAGGGTGTGCCCAGCAAGCCGGGACGCCGGCAGCCGCTGAGGCGTCGCGCTCGCGGGCCGCGAACGACCAGCCCGGCCCAGAGTCGCATATCGTCAGCGAGTCCAGCCTCGGGCTCGTCAGCAACCCGCCGCGGACGAGGTTGTCGAGCGTCTCGGCGAGGTAGTTGCGCCCTGGCGAGCGGTCGATCGTGACCATCGCGGCGGAGATGTCGCGTCGGGCGGTCACGGCGCGACTCCCGCGAACCAGACGCCAGTCCCGGTATCCCCGGAGAACTCGCGGTAAGGAACGTCGAGCATGCCGTTGAACAGGCGCACCGCTCGGGAGACCGGCTGGAATTGCAGGTCGTGGATGACGATTGCTCCGCCGGGGCGCAGCAGCCTGCCCGCCTCCACCAAGTCGTAGAGCGCGCCGGGAGCCGAGTGGTCGCCGTCGACGTGGACCGTGTCGTACCGCTCGCTCGGCAGCTCGGGCAGACGTTCGTCGGATCGGCCGTCGAGCCACGTCACCACCCCCTGAAACGCCAGCTCGGCCAGGAGCGCAGTGACGTGGTCGTGCGAGCCGCGACCCGTGCCGCCGTAGGCGAGCCCCCAGTCGTCGCACAGGGTCAGGCGCGCCGGGTGGTGGGCCGAGAGGACAGCGCGGAGGGAGCCGCCGTCTTGCACGCCAATCTCCAAGAACGATTCCGGGCGGTACATGGCGGCGATCCACGAGAGCACCTCGCGGTGGCCAGCGGTGGGAGTGAGCGCGCTCACGACTGCCCCTGCGAGAAACAGACGAGATTTGCGCCGTACCACGGCGCCCGCGCCGCGCATCTCGCCCAGTCGTCGCGCAGCTCGTCGGTATGCCACTCATCCACCACCAGCCCGCGCGCCGCGAGCTTCTCGACCCAGTAAGCGTGCGGCTGCTCGTTCAGGTGGCCCGACCCGCCCTGCCCCGGCGTCGCGGCGGAGAACAGCAGCCAGCCGCCCGGCGCAACGGCCGAGGCGAGCGTATCGCAGAGCGTGTCAGCCGACTCGGGCGGCAGGTGCTCGGCGACTTCGAGGCAGAGCACAAGGCCCGCGGGCCTATAGATGAACTCGCGATCCCATGCATTCGGTTTGGCTGTGAGGTCGCGCGAGTAGAGGTTGGGCACGTCTAGCTCACTTGAGAATGCGTTGAGATCGACCCCGGTCGCCGAAATGTTAAACAAGTCGGCGATGCCGACGAGGTGCCCCGGCCCGCACCCCACGTCGAGCATCGTCTCGGGCACGCCGAGCCGGTCGAACGCCGCGAGCAGGCACTTGGTCGACTCGAAGCTGTCGCGGGACGACTGGTCGAAGGCGGTGCGCTGCGGGTCCATCGTCGCGGTGTCGACGCTCATCGCACCACCTCGACGCCCCACAGCTCGGTCAGCCGCGCGAGCACCGCCCGGTCCGCCGCCGCGTGGTCGCGCGACTCGCCGGTGATGCCGACGGTTGTCACGGAGCGCGCGCCGGACGCGACAGCGAGGCAGGCGAGCCACACGCCGGTCGAGACCCACGGCCGCGTCGTGCTCAGCTCGCGCCGCTGTGCATCCTGGTGCGCCGTGACGTCAATGAAGATCGGCGCCGCCTCGCGGACGACCTGCTCGCGCAGCATCGGCTCTACCAAGTGCGCCCACGCACCTGGACCGTCTCCAATAAAGTGCAGCCAGTTGTCGCCGATTGGTCCGCACTTCGCGTCGATCCACGCTGACTTAGGCTCCAGCAACTCCAGTTCCTCGACCGTCTCGTCCTCCTCCGCCGACCGCCCCTCGCGGAACAGGTGCGAGGTCGTGGCGAGCACGTCGCAGCGACCGAACTGGTCGACGGCAAGCGCGGCACCGCCGTTCGCGCCAGCGATCACGTCTGGGTCGCGCTTCTCCCAGTGCGGCTCATCACCGCTACCGAAGATCGCGACCTGCTTCCCGCGAAACAACTCCTCCCGCACCTCCCTCGGCCGCCACCGGATCAGCGAGTCCTCCATGCCGCTGCGCACCTGCACGCCGAGATACTCGACCGCGCCGCCAACCGACCGCATCCGCCCGACCCACCACGGCCACGGCTGTAGCGTCAGGTGGAGGGTCCCGCCTCCGCAGACGTCCGGCTCGTGGGCGATCTTGAACAGCACCTCGTCGCACGACGCGGCGATGCGCGCGAGCGACTGGTCGACCAGCTCGGGCGGGATGTGCTCCATCACGTCCGAGCAGACGGCGAAGTCCCAACGTCGAGCGACGAAACCGACGTGCTGCCACTCTCCGGTCTCCCACAGCGGGTAACCGCTCAGGAAGCACCCAGCCCACCGCTTGGCGATCTCCGGGTCGACGGCGTTGGTCGCGAGGTCGATGCCGAAGGCGTGGAAGCCCTCCTCGCGCAGCGCCGCCACCAACCTCCCCGTCCCGCACCCGATGTCGAGCACGGTCTTGCCAGTCAGGTCGTCTGGGAACAGGTCGCGTCGCGTCCGGTAGAGGTGCAACCCGTGGCAGGCGGCGCGGTAGGCGGGGTCTCGCCAGCAGCGCTCGTACTTCTCGCGCTCGGCGAGGGCGACTGCGTTGTCGTAGGTCATGCCTCTCTCCTCGTTGGTGCTCTCTCGTGCTGCGTTGATCACGACGTCCCCAGCCAGACCGAGGTCTGGTACGGGGCGCCGGTGTCCGGGTCGACCAGGCCCGCCGCGTCGACGATCGGCCCGGTCGAGCCGTCCGGTAGCGTGATGCGGTCGCGCGGGTCGACTGGCTCCTGCCGGCCGGCGGTGCCGTTGGCCTCTACCGGCCGCAGGAACGTCACTTTCGCCATCGTCACGACGATGGAACCGTCGGCCCGCCGGCGCTCGCGCACGCGCTTCGACACGAGCGCCAGATGATCCACCGCGGCCGCGTAGGTCGCGTCGCCGTAACCGCTCTGGCCGGTCCAGGCCTCGTGCTGCACGGTGGCCTGGAGCGTGGCCGTCAGCTCGTCGGCCAGCGCGATGCCGTCGCGGACGATGTCGGCGAAGCCGGCCACGGCCTCAGACCCCCATCGCCTTGAACAGGAACGTCGTGCCGGGCGCCGCCTCCAGCCAGTCAACCGGGATCCACGACTGAACGTCGGCGGGCAGCGACTTGTACTCGACCGCGTCCCGCCACTCCAGCTCGACCGTGTCGGCCTTCAGGCGCTTGAGGCCCTGGAGCGCGGCGGCCGACTCCAGCGCCAAGTTCGACGGCAGCAGCCTCAGCGCCAGCGCGGCGGTGGCGTACTCGATACGCCGCGGGATGGTCGCGGCGTCGACGGCGAAACCGCCGGGGTCGGTCAGCCCTGTGCGGGGGAAGGCGAGCGCCTGCGCCGCGCCGCCCGTCGCCACGCCGAGCCACGGCAGCGCGTCGAGGATGAGCGTCGCCGTGATCAGCGACCGGGCCTTCTCGTCGTCGTCGCCCGAGGCCTCCCAGGCGCCGCCTCCGCGCAGCTCGTCGATCAGCGTCTCGGCCCGCGCCTCGGTGAGGAAGCTGTTGGAGCTGGCGCCACCGACTGTGGCGACGATGGTCGGCACGGCGGGCTACCCCTCGCCGCGGCGCGGCGGCTGGGCGATCGTGGTCCGGAACCGGCGCGACCGCACCGGCGGCGTCTCCGCGGCGGGCGGCGGCGGGACGTAGGGCTCGACGATCGCGCCGAGCCGCGCGTAGTCGCGGTCGGTGAGCAGGATGCGGTCGCCCTCGGTGTACTCGACCACGTCGGGTCCCTCGACGCGCCGGTGGCGACGGCCGGGGCGGACGACGTACTCTGCGCGCTTCGGCTCTGCCTTGTCGACCACGGTCGCGTCCTCCTCTAGCCCTTACCGCCGGACGGCACGGGCTTGAATACCTCGACGGCGTTGGGATCGTCGGCTCCGATGCGCCGGGCGACCCGTCCGCGGACGTGCCTCTCCGCCTCGTCCTCCGACAGCGCGAGTTTGTCGTCCGCGAGGTAGCGCCGGTGCTCCAGCGCTCCGGCCTTGTTGCGCTCCTGGCGGCCGATGTGGGCGCCGCGGTTGACCACGTGAGTCGGCGGCTCGCCGACGCGGTGGAACTTGTCCGTCTCCGGCTGCTGCGCTGCGGCCTTCCTCTCGTCGCTCATGCTGGGGTCTCCTCGTCGTGGTTGGCTTCTCTCGCGATGATCGTCGCCGGCGGCTCCGCGCTCTCGCGGTGCTCGACCGCGGCGAGCGCGGCGTCGGCTTCGGCATACTCGCCGCGCTTGCGCAGCGGCCAGAAGTAGCTGTCCAGCTTCTCGTTGTCTGCGTCGAGCATGATGATGCCGTCTCCGTCGCGCGGCAGCACGACCTCGCGCACCACCGTCGGCGGCCCGGGGTGGTCCGCGCCGACGTTTGACCGCAGGCACTGCACGTAGATGCCCGGCTCGAAGCCGCCCACCAGGTGCTTGTGCGACCCCTCGCGCACGACGTCGACGCGCGTGTGGGTGATGTTGGGGACGTCGAACGCCCCGCTCAGGTAGCGCTGCCCATCGATGTACTCGAACCGCAGGACCTTGACGCGCGAGACGCCCTTCGGCAGCACGCGCTCGCCGATCCTCTCCAGCGGCGTTCTCCTCATCAGCTCACCTCCTCTAAGCTCGTCACCGGCTCTCGCTCTCTCGTCTCGGGCTCAGGATCAGGTCGGCGTCATCTTGCAGATGCCGAACTTGTTGTTCGCGTCCGACTTGACGCGCGGCACCGCGCAGCCGATGATGTAGAAGTCCGTCGCCCAGCCGGCCTGGTCCGGATTGACCGAGACCGCCGCCGGCATCTGGCCGATCTGGATGTCGACGACGTCGCGCGACAGCTGCATGATGACGACGGTGTCGTCGGGGAAGTAGTCGGCGACCACGACCTGACTGACCTCGTCCACGGCCAGCAGGCGCTCGCGGATGGTGCGGTCGCCGTTGGCCTTGAAATCGGAGCCGAGCTTGATGCCGTAGTCCTTCGACGTCGCCACCAGGTACGGCCCCATGAAGTTGCCGTTGACCTGGAGCGCCCTCATGCCCGTCTGGGTGTCGGCGAGGATCTCCTCGCCGGTCTTGCCGGCGTCGTCCCACTTGGTGCCGGTCTCGAACGTCTCGGTCGTGGTGGTGGAGAGCAGCCCGGGCGTGGTCAGGCCGTCCACGGTGACGGCGCCGTTGATGAGCGCGTCCTCGAAGCCGACGTTGACGTTGCGGGTGGACTGCTCGGCGTGGATCGAGTCGAGCGGCTGCCCGGCCTGCTGCGCCGCGGCCAGCTCGCGCGAGTTGAAGCCGAACTGATCCCACGTGAGGTAGATCGGGATCGTGTACGGCGTCCACTGCATGATGCCACGCTCGCCGCGCGAGGGCACCATGGCGCGCCGGGCCGCGCCGGCCTCGCCCAGCTTGTGCGAGGTCAGCGTCAGCGTGGCGAGCCAGTTCGGCAGCGGCACGCCGAGGCCCGCGGCCTGGAGCGCGGAGAACAGGACGAGCCGGTCGCGAGCGACGCGGACGACGGCCGAGTCGATCACTTCCTGGACGTTCTTGGGCATCGGAAGGGCGGCCCGGTAGCCGTCGACGCCGCCGTGGCGGACGAGGGCTCGGACGACCGGGTCTTCCGACGGGGCGGTTGCGTAGCGCTCCATGTCAGATCACCTCCACGCGGACTCGGGTGTCCGCCAGCGGGGTCTTGGTTTCGAGCGCGAAGCACAGCGCCGTGCCGGAACCGTGGACCTTGAACTTGCCGTTGCCGGCGCTCTGGAGCACCGTGCCGGGTACCGTGTCTTCGCCCGAGCCGATGATAACCCAGGCCTTCTCGCCGCTCCGCGCGTGGTACGCCTTGACCAGGCTGCCTGCGGCGTACGTGTCGGAGATGAGCTTGTTCAGCTCGGTCTGGTCCAGGGCGAGGATCATGCCGTGCGTCGCCGCGTCGGCCGAGTCGTGCACGCCCCACTTCGGCGTGCCCGAATCGTTGTGCAGCTCCAGCAGGTCGCCTGGGGTGAGCGTCTCGATGGCCGCGTAGCGGTTCTCCAGGCGCTCGGCCCGCGGGGCGTTGCTGATCAGGATCGTGTTGGGGTCGCGTTCCGCGATGGACATCTCAGTTCGCTCCCTTCGAGCCGATCTTCGCGTCGTCGAGCTTCGAGACGCCGCCCTCGAACGTCAGGCCCCATGGGTTCGGGGCCGCGGTGGCGGCGGCGCGGGCCGCGGCGTCGCCCTTGGGATCGGCGACGAGCCGGCCGGAGTAGTCCGGCGCGGCCGCGGGCTCGTCGAGCTTGAGCGCGCGGGACATCTTCTCCAGCCGCTCGGTGGGCTCGGCGGCCAGCTCCTCGGCCGTGAACTCCGTCTGCGCCCCGCGGAGGCCGGCGATCAGCCGGTCGCGGTGCGCCTTCTCCGCGCGCTCCTGGCGGACCAGGGCCGCGCGGACGTCTTCCGGGGCCGCGGCGAGCCACTCGTCGCGCGACAGCGCGCGAGGGGCCGGCTCGGCGGGCTCCTTGGCCTTGGGCGGCGGTTCGGCCGCGTAGTGCGCCTCCAGTGCGACGAGGCCCGCCTCGCCCAGGGCGGTGAGCGCGGCCTCGTTCTTCATCGGCGCGGGCAGCTTGGCGCACTGCATCAGTCGCCCGACCGCGTCCTTGAGCTTGTCCATCCCGTTGCCTCCTTCTCCTTCCGGTTCCGGTTCGGCCGCCGCGGCGACGCCGTCGTCGCCCGTCGCCGCACTCGACTCTTTGCTGCTGCACCTGCACCCGCCGTCCGCGGCCGCGGTCGCCGCTACTGCCTTCGCGAGGTCGCCGGTGGCCGTGCCGCCGCTAGGGGCGGCTCCGCCGGTACCTCCGCCGTCGGGGGACGATTCCCCCGCGGCGGCGGCGGCCGCCACCGGCATGTACTTGGTCACGGGCTCGAACTCGGCCCGGTCGTCGTTGAGCATGATCGCGCCGTCGTCGCCGCGCGCGAACGAGCGGCCGTACAGCACCGCCTCGCCCTCCGGCGAGACCCAGTAGAGCACGGTCGACGTCTCCGGCACGACGCTCTCGACGTAGTCGAACGCCGGCTCCTCGGCGCGGAGCGCCTGCCAGAGCGCGTCGCGCAGGGCCGCGTCGGTCTCGCCGTTCGGGTCCGGCTCCAGCGCGCGTTGGTCGGTGGCGCTGCCCAGCGCGGCGAACAGCCGCTCCAGGACGCCGGGCTTCACTCCCCGCTTGCTCATCGTCACCTCCGCCGCGGCGCGCAGCCGCGAGATTCTCCGGTTGATCGCTGCCGCGGCGGCGCGCGGCGCGCCGCAGCCGTCCTCGACCGAGCACGCCCCGGCCTTGCCGTCCAGGCCGATGGCCAGGTGGTCCTGCCCAGTGATCGCGGTCCAGCGCCAGGCGTAGCGCGTGCCGTCCGGCGCCTCGCCGTCCTCTTTCACGGCCTCGACGAAGCACCCGATGGAGACGTCCACGACCTTCTTGTCGCGCAGCGCGCGCAGCATCCGCGCCCCGCCGCCGTCGGCGCGCTCGGCGCGGTCCGGGTCGACGTAGGCGTCGGTCTTCAGCCGGCCGTCGGCGAACACCGTGTTGAACAGCTGGCCGCACGCCATGCGCTCCAGCACCTCGGGCGTGTTCGCCGTCGCCGCGCCACCCGGCGGGTGGTCGGGGAGGACGGGGCGGCCGTTCCAGCCGCCCGGCGCCGCGGCCAGCACGTCGGCGGGGACGAACTCCGGCCCGTCCGACCCCATCGGCTCGATCACCGAGTCGCCGACCAGCATCACCACGGGCAGTACCAGGTGGTCGCGGCCCTGGTAGCGCGCCGTGCGGATCGCCGCCGGGTCGACGGCGGCGCGCAGGGTGCGGCGGAGGGGCTCAGGCATCGGTACTCCTGCGTCCTGAGTCCGCTGCCACGTCCTTCTCGGTCGCCAGGGCCTGGACGCACCGGCAGTTCGGCGCCTGCCCTGGCTCGGTCGAGCCGTCGGCCACGACGAACGGCTCCTCTATGCCGACCACCTGGCCGTGGGCCGCGGCGTGCTCGGGCCGCACGTCGCCGTCACGCGAGTCGATCCACACGCGCTTCTGGTTCCGGTCGATCAGGCCCTTGTCGCGCGCCTGGAGCCAGAGCTGGCGGGCGCCCTCGTTCGACGAACGCATGGTCTCGGTTCGGGCGATCAGCCGGGCGCGCTGGCGCTTCAGCCGCTTGGCGTAGCGCGCCGCGCCGGCCTCGGTGGCCTTCGGCCCGGCGGCGAACCGCTCCAGCGCCGCGAGCTGGTCCGTCCGCAGGCCGACGCGCTGCTCGATCAGCCGCGCCAGCGACGCCGCGGTCAGCCCCTCGGTGAACGCCGAGGCCACCATCGCGCGCACCGCGGCCTGCGTCGCCAGCTCAACCTGCGTGATCAGCCGCGCGCTCTGCGTCGCGGCGTACTCGACCGCCCGCGGGTCGAAGCGGTCGAAGCTCATGCCCAGGCCGGCCGCGACGAAGCCGCCGCGCCGCTCGGCCGCGCGCAGCGTCG